CAGGGTATGACAGGGGTGGTCCCACGGAACGAGCATGAACGAACAAAGAAAACCACCAACCGCTCAGAAACAGGATACCGGGGTGATAATTTGGGATTTAACGGTGCTAAGCGTCTAGTTTCCGCGTCAACGCAGGCTCAAGATCCAACACGCTTCAAGGGTGATAACAATGACGCACAGTTCATGTATGGTAATCAACCAGCCCCTGGGATCTCTAATTTCACTGGTGGTTATACAAACACCGTCGCTGCTCAAATCAATGTGAAGAATAACGAGGAACTCATGAAGTACGGTTTCCGCCCCGAGGATAAGCGTGGTAAACCCAACCGCATGGGTAACGCCGGTCGTATGAACGTTCGTGAGAGTGCCCTAAAGCAGGGTGGGGCAATTACAGCTGTGAGGAGTGACACGAGTCGCATAGATGGACGTATAAATGCAGCTAACGGTGGGTGGACTCAAAACTACCAGCAAAAGCCGTATCATCAGTTCAACGCTTACAAGGGACAAGGAAATCCCCATGTCAACAATCTCGGGATTGCGAAGAGACAGCTTCAGAACAACCCCCTCGCGCATCAACTTTACCAGTAGAGGATTTAGAATCAAACAAAAACACTCATTAAAATATTGTGCCTATATTTTAATGAAGGTTCATAACTTTACGATTGACAGTAGTCAGCGTGATACCGGAGATGCAAATAATTACGTCATCGAATTAGAAAATAATATTTACAACGTCACAGAAATTAAACTCATATCCGCGAGGGTTCCGACCCCCATGACCAGCCCATTCCGTCCTAATTCGATTATTCTGAGGTTATCGACTGGTTCAGACGATTTCAATCAAACGATCTTCACATCGACACCCCACTACACGGGACATATACTACTCGACGATACCGATAAAATAACCTTCAACGGCACTGACGATCCACTAATCTATCGCTTTCATTCTGGGCCACAAAAAACCATGAAAGATCTTCACGTCGAGTTTCTTTATTTGAATGCGGGTGAACTCACCCGATACCCTTTTGATGTGGGTGATGACCACGTCCTAAAATTTGAAATAACATGTTCGACTGATAAGCTAGAGAACTTGACACCCATGGAGCTAGAACCCGAAAAGGAAGAGCCAGAAATAAGCATTCCCCAAAGGAGGAATCTTTATGAATGGAAAATAGAGTACATTTACATTACCCTGATTATTTTCACTGGTTTTATATTGATCATGTCTATGGGTAAAAAACGTTCTTAACGAGTAATCGCGTAGACGGGCTGAGCAGGCTTGGATACACGTCCGTTAATAGCAGTCACGATCAGGTAGATCACAACAGACAGGAGGGTAGTGAGAAGGGCAGTGAGAACGTATTGGGAACCACCGTTCTTGGGGACCTTGATGATCTGGGTGATCGACCAGCGAACGAAGTCCATCCAGGACATGGCAGCGGCGAAGGAGAAACCGGCGACGATGGAGTTGAGGGTTTGGCTCTGGAGCTCCTGGGTGACGAGGTTTACAGTTGGCATAATAGCGGCAGACATGGTTATATACAATATGGTAGGAAAATAATTATTCGAAAGAAAGTTTTTCCTTTCCGACTATTTTTTTAAACTTTTTGGTTTTAATATTTTTCGAAAATATTTCTTCGTCGTCTGAATCATCTGTAGAACTTTCTACTGTTTCATACTTCTTGAATTGATCTTCGTTGTTGAACGACCACGGCTCAGGCTCTGAGATGTCCATTAGTATTAATAGTATTTTTTAACATCTCTTCTGTCGGACTCTGAGGAATCCAAGTGTCCCAATTATCATACGCCTGATTCATTTCATTTAAAAATTGGTCGTCTCCTGAATATCTCACAAATTCTGGGCAGTCCTCCATCGCGACCTCCTCTATCGATGATTCGTCTGAATCTGATTCATCGTATATTTCTGGCATCGTGCTCCCTATAACCTGCCCAACTCGGTGCATCGCACAGTATTTAATCGCGTACTCCAAATCCTCAGGGAGGATCGTGTCTCTGTCACATCCCCGCATGTATTCCCCCGCGAGTACCATACTCTGCTCGAGAATAGGCAGCAGTATATCCATCATAGTATTTACGTAATTGTCAGCAACTCCAGCTCCGTTAAAACCTGTTTGCATGTTCATTTACAATGTGTGTATACTCTTTTATCCAGAAAAAAACGTTTTTGTCAGGATGAGTAAAAAGGGTGTTAATAAAACCCAGAATTATACTAGAATGAATCTCCAACTTAGGAAGTTTAAACCCGAATCAATTACAGATGATAGGGTTTGTGTTTTCATAGGAAAGCGTAACACTGGTAAATCTACCTTGGTGAAGGATATCATGTATCACAAGAAGCATCTCCCAGCTGGTATAGTTCTTTCAGGAACAGAAGAGGGTAACCACTTCTATTCTGAGTTCATTCCTGACTTGTTTGTGTATGGTGATTATGACCGAGACGCGATAGAGAGAGTTATGGCGAGACAACGTAAACTTGTCGGTGCTGGAACGAAAAACTGTGGTGCCTTCATGTTACTTGATGATTGTATGTATGATTCGAAATTCCTCAAAGACACATGCATTCGTCAGTGCTTCATGAACGGGCGACACTGGAAGATATTTTTCATGCTGACGATGCAGTATGTAATGGATTTACCACCGGCGCTTCGGGCAAACGTCGACTATGTTTTTATTCTTCGTGAGAACATCATTCAAAATCGTGAGAAGTTGTACAGATCCTTTTTTGGTATCTTCCCATCCTTCGACATGTTCTGCAAAGTGATGGACGCTTGCACGGAGAACTACGAGTGCCTCGTATTGGACAATACACAAAAAAGTAACAAAATACAGGATTGTGTATTTTGGTATAAAGCTACACTCAGGAAGAATTTTAGGGTGGGTAGCTCAGATTTATGGAAACTTCACAAGAAAATGTACAACCCCAAGCACGGGGATATACACGAAGAGGATGCCAAGAAAGCGACACGGAAGACCAATCTTAAAATCACAAAAACTAAATAATGCGTCTAGATTTTTTGTCAAAAACCTACGGGTATATTAAATGGCACACGAAAACGTTATGACCATGAATCTCACAGACGACGGGGAGGGTATGGTGCCTCTAAACAACAACCCCACAACTACTTTCAAGCAGAATGAAGCGTATATTCAACATGAAAAAAATGTAAGTGAACATAAAGAGACGATGGATTCTACACCAATTAATGATATCATGATGGAACCCCCCACGATGGCCGAAGAGCCCAGAATGCAGGGTGCGATGCCACATATGACCGCCCCCAATCCCCAGGGTGCGTATCAGGTTCAGGCCGAGAAGCCAGCTAGTAAAAATCCATTCAACCTCACTGATGATCAACTCACTGCCCTCGTCGCGGGTGTTTGTGCCGCTGTTTCAGTAAGTAAACCCATTCAGGATCGCCTCGCGACCTCTATCCCCAAATTCCTTAACGAACAAGGGGGTAGAAGTTTGGTAGGTCTCGCCTCTACAGGTGCTGTAGCGGCTGTCGTTTTCTTTATGATTAAGGATTACGTTGTTAAAAATTAGTGTTGGATTCCCAACCCATGTTACTGTAAATAGATTTATCCACTCCACCAACGTATGCAACCATCGCCCCGAAGGCAAATGTCCCCAATAATAAGAAACCAAGTTTCAGTTTCTTATCATTTGTTGCCCTGCTATTCTTCATCGCCTCCCGTGTATCAGGAGATATCCGGTTGATGAGATAGGTGAGAATAAACGCGATGAGAGTAGAAATCATGAAAAACCCGCGATCCACTGCGAGTTGTGGGATTTGACCTACGGCGAGGCGCATCGCGTTTGGCGCGATTAGAGTCATCCAGAAAAGATTAAGTACGTAACTTCTAGAAAACTGAGGAATAACTAACACAACATAGAGGGCTACCCAGTAGGCTACAGCTGTTGCTACGACGCTGAGTGATGTCTTCATTAAACTAGACTGAGATTATTTGTCCTGGATATGTTGACCACAAAATTCAGTTTTCTCGGTGACCCTCTCGTAAATTCCTATGTCGATGCATACATCTCTCAACTCTTCGTAGTTTTTCCAGAACTCGGGTGAGTGTGAATACTCTTTCAAAGTGCAATGTGCGAGTTCATGAATGAGGACGTGGAATATTTCATTGGGTTCGCCGTCTAAACACAAGACTATTTCACCACCCTTATTTGTATTTGTCCCGACTGTGCCATTCATCCACAATTTACCAGTTAAGGGGGTATGGTGAGTTAACATGTGAAACTTATCATTCTCAGTCTCTCTAAGATGCTCCCTGAGAGTTTTGTACTTCTCGTTCACTTCATTAAGTTTCTCAGGTCGTTTAGCTCTATAAAATAAAAAGACTACAACTGTGAGCAACAATATGAAAGGTATGTTCATCTTTTATATACAAAGATAAATTTACTATACAACTCTGATATAGGATTTCCTTGTAGAGGTTCCCAAGAGAGTAATCTAAATCCAAGCTCTTCCAAGTGTGTTATTAGTAAGTCCTTATACGCGACCGGTTCCGATTTTGGACCATCCGCGTAAAATGGCGT